CTTGAATAATACTTCCAATTCATCTATAACAAGATTGATTTCAAATCTGGATTGATGTATCAACGCATTTACAAGATCCATTTTGATAGACAATAAAAAATAAATCAATTTTTTAGAAACCTATTTTGTGTCTGGCGTCTCGGGCGTCTCGCCTATCAAGTTAAAAATGTAAATCATTCCCTTTACCATTCCATAAATAAAAAGAAACCCTAAAATAAAGTAAAGAATAATGTAAACCCAATCCATATTCATGGGTTTAGCGGATACAGGTTCTTTATAAACAATATCATCCCCTTCTCCTGTAGGCTGGCAATCAATATATATTTGACCATCTCCTGAAAATCCATTTTGGGTTGTTCCTTTTTCATTGTAATAACATTTTCCTGGATGAACAGAAATGTAAGAATCATGAATTAACCTACCTAATGAATCCAAGGTAGTTTTTTTGATTTGGATAGATGTTTTTGGAAAAACAACATATTGATATTGTGCAGTTCCACACGTTCCATAAGGAATGGTACCCGTATACGAGTAATAACCACTTTTTGGAATCAAAAAATTTAAATTGAAATCATGTATATTCAATGTGGTACTTTCTTTTTGTGGAGGTGCATGATCAATGATATCATCTAATAGATTTGTACCTGTAGATGCGTTTGAATTTGAATTAGACATGATAGGAATACAAACCAATAGTCCTCCATTATCACTGGTATGAGTGATCACCATTTCTGCATCCGCATATTGACCATCAAAGGTATGAAGGGATGGTTTATAAATGCGTATCTCGGTTGGATTATAATTTAGTGAATTGAACATGACGTCACTACTTCCATCATATCGTATCAACAAAGAATCAGATTGGTTGGTTACGGTACAACTACTATTTCCGTAATTGTACCATAATGAACATTTTAGGGAACACTGATCGGCCTCTTTTTTTATAATATTAATGGGTGCAGTACAACTCATTACTCTTTTGATTTATTAAAATTTTTCATGGCCTCTGATAAAAATCCTTTAGGTAATCTATTCATCATACTTTCTGCTTGCTTCATCATGGGTCCCAACTCTTTAGCCATGGCAAACAATTCCTTTTGTCTACCACCAAGTAATTGAGCTTGCTGCGAAAGACCCTCTAAAGAAGACCCCTGAAGTGTGGTAGCATCACCCTTTTTTGCACTAGTTCCTTCTGGTGTAGCCTTCTTTTCTTTTTTTTCCTTTTCTACCTCCATTCCTTCAATGTAGACGGACCGTGATAACGCAGCTACTAACATTCCTATAAAAAGGACAAGGCACTTATTTTCAACCACGGTGCTTGCAAGACCCGCAAAAATAAGAATTCCAGTTGCTTTCCAGTCCCTTACACTAATGTAAGCAATTGCATTTAAAACCACAATCACTACTAAAACCATTGTTGAATTGTCTAAAGAACCTCCACGTTTCATATATTCATTTTAGACTTTAATTTTCTCACATAGTTCTGAAAAAGTAGATGGATCTATCAAATAATCATGCATGTATGTAAAGTAATCAAAACTAAATAAAACGTAAAAGGATAATTCCTCGCTTACATTGGTAAGACTCATAATCTTTTGTAGCAAAGGTGTCAGTTCTTCCCTTCGCTTTTCATACATGGTTTCAATCACAGGTACAAGTTGATCTACTGTTTTACAGCCACACGCTCTCAATAGTTCTACTTGGTACAACTCTAGCGAATCTTTTTCCAAATAAGTACAACGAAAAGACGTATCGTACATAAAGGAATAAACCAACTATTTTTAAATGGTTATTCTATGGATGCACGTACACGAAAAATCGCAAAGACGTTGAAATCTACGAAACGTTGTGATGCATTATGTAAACAGTACATCAAAAAGATAAATCGCAAATTTTCACAACGAGCAGAGCCTTATATCCCTACTAAAAAGGAGAATGAAAAAAATTATCAAGATTGTAGAAGATTCATGTGTAATACACCATGTAATGATATTCTCCTTTATGGATCACCAGAAGAACAAGTTGCCTACCAAAAAGAAATCAAGAATAGTTTTCACAAGAATTTTACACGTAAACAAGTATCCCAACTTAAGAAACGTGGTGCCTTGTCTGGATGTTCGTATCCATATTTAATCTAAACATTTATTCATGTAGCGGTAGATGCGTTGAATATCCAACAACGTAATCTCCGTATTCTCTAAAAGCTGTGCAATTTGTACATCTGTATGCGATGGCTTCAACGATTGCATATAATGAAATAAATCCTTTTTGTCCATACACAGTTCTGTACACATTTTTTGAATGAACCCATTATTGTTGTATTCATTGGAATATTTTGTAAGAACTTTGGTAAACCGAATCTCGGATACTTTTGCAGTAGGCGCCTCTTGATGAAACAAATAATTCATATAAAAGGTTTTTAACAAAAAACTCATTTCATTAAATCCCCATAATTGTTTCTGAAACATGATTCTGTCTAAATAATCTGCGAAACAAATTTCCTGTAACAAGGTATAATACAGAGGAATCTTTTTCTTCATTTTTTGTATCAAATCAATACTATTTTCATGCCATAACAAAGAAATAATGGTTCGCTCCGTATCATTAATATAAACGTGTTCATGAAAAGAAACGGGTGTGTTCAAAAGTCGTTTCGCAATTTGTCTAGAATCTTCATGAACGGGCGAATACAACATGTTTTGTATATCTCCCTGAAAATGCATTTTTTCTGCTTTGACCAATTGATAAATCTTTTTTAAATCTTTAATTTCAGAAGAAAGATGGGCATACGTTGGCGCCACGACGCGTATCAATTGTTGGATCTGTACCGGCGTAGGAAACGACAACTCAATGACATAACAACATTTCATCAATTCCTTCATTTTTTTATCGTAGGTCGTGTTACCAATACAAATAATGGGAACGTGCGTCATTTGCTCCAGCTTTTGTTTTTTTGTTTTTTTAGGTCGTATCAGTTTAATGAGTGAATTGATTCCACCTTTATCCCCATTATTCATACATTCAATTTCATCCATCAAAATCACTAATTTTGTCTTCTTCTTATAAAAAAAACTCATAATGTTCGTATCTGACATATTACTCACATTGATACTGTCTACTATATTTTTATTTCTAGAATCACTCGCCATGTACGTGATAATGTCATAGTCCAACTTTTTTAAAATAGATGTAGCAAACGTTGTTTTTCCACATCCAGGAGGACCATGTATATAAATACTTCTTTTTTCAGTTTCATTATGTTTATTGTATTGGTTTAAAAATTGGATCATGGCAGCTTCTTCGGTATGACGAGATAAGAATTGATTCATTTCCATTAAAATAAATACATAATAGAGTTTCAAGTAGTTAACGCAAATGAAAAAAATTGATTCTCCTATCACAGTTCTATTTGTAAAAAATGTTGTTCTCTATGGAAGGAAACATTGGCTCTGGCAAATCCACCCTCATCCGTGCATTGAAAAAAGAATACGCTGAGATTTCTGGCCTACCCATCGTCTTTGTAGATGAACCGGTTGCCCAATGGGAAGCGATCAAGAGCGAAGACGGCAAAAATATGATTGAATTATTCTACGGAAATCCAGCGCGGTACTCCTTTGCCTTTCAAATGATGGCCTACATCTCTCGCCTGGCTCTTCTACAGGAAGCCATTCGCGAAAATCCAAAGGCCATTATCATTACCGAGCGTTGTTTGTTGACCGATTATCACATTTTCGCCAAGCTACTTTACGAAAACAAGTCCATGCTCCAAGAAGAGTACGAGATTTACAAGAAATGGTTTCATTCCTTTCAAGACATTCGGTTGGACGGCATCATTTATGTGAGGACAGACGTATCCGTTGCCTTTGAACGATGCAACCTACGATCACGACCAGGTGAAACCATTGATGAGGCCTACCTCAAACAGTGCCACGAAAAACATGAAGACTGGATTCAAGAAGAATATGACTTGATCATTGATAATAATATCACTGAACAAGAAGAGGCGTTATGGATGATTCACGATTATATTGCTGATGTAGTATGGGAATACAAAGAGCCAGTAAAACATAATTATGTATTCCTTTATTGGATTGTATGCATGTGCGGTTTCTATCTCATAAATATTCTAGGCTTTCAAAAAAACAGTCAATCTCATTCTGATTTGTACCGGAAATAGAAAGATTCGCCATGAACGTCACATTATTCTTAGAGTAAGCCAATAAGGAAGGCACACCTTTTACTTGTTTTTTTGATTGTAGTGCAGCGTACACGTCTGCATCTATGGTTCTGTCCAATTGCAAACAAACGTAGGGACACGTTTCCAACTTTTCTTGAACATAGGGTTTGATGATTTTACAAGGAGCACAATCCGTAGACGTGAAAAACACGAGAACAATATCTTTTCCAAGATGGGACAAAAATTCATCCCGCTTCATGAATAAAATGGATAACTGTGTTTAAACTTTATTTTTTGTAAAATAATCATGTAATTTTTCACGATGTTGCGTAGATTTTTGTTTCTTTACCTTGTCTAACAAGGCCACTGCATCATTGATTTCTTGTTGACTAATTTCACCATCTTGATTGGTATCAAACATGTGAAACTCTCTATACTTTTTAGGTAACACACAAAACTTACTCTCTTCATTAAATAAATGTTGCGTCAACACGAAGAACACTGCCGTTAAAATAAGAGAAATATAAATGTCGCGTGTACCCATCCAGCATACGGAAAAAATAAGTAATTCACGTAGAACATAATTGCGAACGTACGCTTCCTGTGATTTAGATAATTTTACCGTAATATATTTGGATCCAATATTCAATATAATCATCATGATACCAATGAAATATTTAGACGTGTTTAAACTCTCTATCATACTATGCACTTTTTTAATCATACTTTAGTAGTTAGATAATATTCTAAAATGGCCATTCTCATATGGAGCCCATGCTCCATTTGTTTAAAATAAACAGACCGTGGATCATCATCCATATCCGTAGATAATTCTTCATTACGAGGTAATGGATGCATGACAATCATGTTTTTCTTGGCTTGTTTCATTTTTTCAGCATTGATACAATCAGGTATACCTGTAAAGGCAAATCGTTCCTTTTGAATACGCGTCACGTACAAGACATCTGTGATGGGTAACGCTTCTTCCAACGTAGTGACGCGTTGTTCTATGCCATGCGATGCGACGAACTCTGTAATTTCTAGAGGCATGGGAAAAGCAGACGCATATAAAATGGTAATGTTTGGAAAATGTACCAGGCTACGTGCAAGCGAATGAACTGTTCTTCCATGGGTTAAATCACCCATAAAGGTAATTGTAAAATTCTTTACTCTACCCAACTCTTGTTGAATGGTAAAGAGGTCCAAAAGAGCTTGACTTGGATGTTCTCCTGTACCATCGCCTGCATTCAGAATGGGTTTAGTAGACACGCTTGCCGCTTCCAACGCAGCACCCTTTTCTGGATGACGCAGCACAATGATATCACTATAACAGCACAAGGTACGAATGGTATCTTTCAATGTCTCGCCTTTTTGGACACTAGACTGGTCTACCGGCACGCTAATCACTGAACCTCCCAACCGTAACATGGCTGCTTGAAAAGAACACGACGTACGTGTGGACGGTTCATAAAAAAGGGACGTCATGATACGATCCTTTAAAGGTTTATGGGTTATGTCTCTCATTTCAGAAGCGCGACGTAAAAGGTAAAGAATAGTAGTGGTGGGTAAATTCATGGAAAGCATTACCATGTAATAATAGATGGGTTTAACTTGATTTGAAATATTGTCTTGCCCTCCGATAATGATATTTGAACGGAACAAAGCTGAGTAAGGTACGGTAGGCTGGTAACACGGTATATTTTTGTAGGGTATCCGTATCTATTTCAATGGTAAGACCTTCTCTTGTTTTAGAAAAAAATAACACGAGGCATAAAAACGTTAGCCAAAGACAAACCTTCATGATTTATTCACCTAAATTAAAAGGGAGTATAAGGGCTAGGTAATTGGGAATAAGGTTTGGCCATTTGTCCAATCAATGATTCTTGAGGAGGAAGGGTCGTGGATCGGTCCACGGAAAAGATATTGGATTGCGATGGCCTTAATTGTTCATCCAGATACATTCGCGAGGGTTGTTTCACCACGCTTACACATCCTTCTACGGTACGTTGTTTAATATAGATCATGGCGCAAACAATACCAAGTAAAGGATTCCGAATCGTAATATATATTAATAGCAAAATTTCAAACACTTTTACTTCAAACGAAGGGCAGGAATAGTTGAACCATAAAATAACTCCAAAATAAACACTTGCCAAATATTCAAACATAGTAAAGTAAAAGATTAGATTATTTTATATACTATCATAATAATGTTAATGAATTGGTCTTCCCCATTTATAGAAGAAAAGAAGAAGAAAAAAATTACAAACCCAAAACAATTAGAACAAATAGAGGATGATTTAATGGATTATACGCCTCCTAAAGAAAAAAAGGAACCGGAAAATGTTTATGAAATGCCTTTATTTGAATACCAAAAACCTCCCGATTCTGCCTTAATAGAAAAACTCAATTACATGATTTATTTGTTAGAAGAACAACGCGATGAAAAAACGAGTCAAATCACAGAAGAGCTTATCCTCTACGTCTTTTTAGGTGTCTTTACTTTATTTGTATTGGACAGCTTTGTCAAGCATGGCAAATACACGCGCTAACTGAAAATTGTAATCTAGATATACTATATGAAAGGATTATTGTTGTTATTTGGTGAATGTTTTCGCGATGGACACCATAAATCTAGAGTAACAGATACACCTACTAGTTATTTACCACAAAAG